CATGATGGTACTAAAGAAGTTATGCCAACACTTATTGGATTAGTATCTCGTTCTTCTTTTGATCAAAATTATAATGTATTTGTCCCTTTTAATTCAACTAATCAAGCACATAAATTATTGAGTACATCAAATACTTCAATTGAATCAGGAAATTTTTCATATGAACTTATTACTAGTGAATTAACTCCAGAATCTATTCGTGAAGAATATGAATATCGTGATATGGAGATTAAAGATACAACATCACCACATTCCATTTTAACACATATGACACAGGAACAAATAAACACTTTTGGTGATTATTGTGGTACTTTTACTAAAGGATTTGTACGTAAACCAGTTACACATTTTAAAGAAACACATTTGAAACCTATTGTAGAACAATTACATCCAGAGGTTAATACATTTACTATCCCTATATTACATCCACAATTAATTAATGGTGAATATGTTAATTCACGTTTAGCTTGTAAAAGACAATGGGCTTCTGCAGGAACTATTGTTAACCAACAACCATGGATTGATGGAATGATAATTATCATTAATTTTTTATGGACAGTATTACACGATAGTTTACATGAATTAAAACCTTTCACTATTCATGATACTATTCGTGGAAATTCAGTAACACAGCCTATAAATATGAAGGCTAGTAATGGTTTTCCAGAACATGGAGTTAAAGCTACTCAATTTAAAGGATCTTTTGAAAAACCTGTATTGATAGCTAAAACAGCTAAGCGTTTAAGAAATACTCTGCGTGAAATAGATATGGGTTGTTTTTTAAATCCTTTAATGAATGATACTGAAGAACAAGATAAAGATGAAATTGGTCTTTTAGAAAAGAATAAATTAGGAAAGCATCGAATTTTTTTTTCAGGTGGTTTTGATTTTTACTTCTTTTCCAAGATGTATATTCAACCTTTCTTTGAAATCTTAATGTTACATCGTGATAAATTACCTTTTCAAGTAGGTATGAATGCAATTGGTAAAGAATTTGAAGATCGGTTATGGATTATGTTTAAAGAACAATATCCAGAAGGAGATCGTGAACAATTCAAAAATGAATATTGTTGGTGGGATACTGATTTTTCAAAATTTGATAAACGTTTAACAACAAACCCTTATGCTACAGGTGTTATGTGGAATATTTATAAAAGTTGTCCTTTTTATAAAGAAAATCCACGGGAATTAAATCGTGTATATCGTATCTTACAAGCTTATAATCAATACATAGTTATTGCTAATAATGATATTCTCCTTATGAAGGTAGGTCAACCTTCAGGTGTTTTAGGAACAACACCTTTAAATTCTATAAATGAATTTCTAATTGAGATAGTTAGTTTTCATTTTGTTCGTTATTTTCATTTAAATAAACGAATTCCTATTTTTGGAAATTTTGTATCAATTTCTGAAAAACAACAACCTTTTTTATCAAAAGTTTCATTGATAAATCTAGGTGATGATAATCTTAAATGTTTACATCCTGATGTCAAGGAGTACTATAATGATTATTCTATGAAGCTCTTATCTCAATTTCTTAAAATGGAGATAACACCAGCTTCAAAAAATGAAACAATGATGTCTATGAAGAAAATTACTGAAATTATTTTTCTTAAACGAACTCCTCGCTTTATTGAAAGTTTGGATAGATTTATGGGTGCTTTAAATCTCACCTCTATCTATAAGAGTTTATGTTGGAAAGATACTGACGTACCTGAATGGGAAGAAATGGTTGTTCACCAAGCAAAACGAGAACTTTCACTCCATCCTAAAGAAGAATATCGTAAATTCTGTTTGTTATTTAATATTACAGATGAATATGAAGATGTTCAAAAAACTTTACTTACTTATTCTTGGAATGTAGAACAAATTATTCCTATAATGAGTGGACCTTCTTTCTTTACAACATCATTAGCGGTGCCAGCGCTTACAAAACAATTGGTTTTAAATTAATTTTAAAATGCCAGTTGTCTGGCATTCTTTAATTGAATTTAGTCTAATTGACTGAGTCTTTTTCAAAAAAAAAAAAA